CAGCACCCATGCCCTTGAAGTATGATAATTGTTGAGGCAATGGATCCTTACAGGCACGGTTACGAGCCTGATCACTGGAAGATTGCCGACAGTCTGTTGTCAGATCAAGCTATCTCAGAACTCATGATCTTCGGTGGGAACCGTGCGTCTAAGACTGAGTATGCAGCTAAACGAGTAGCTCAATATCTGAGTCAGAACCCAGGTAAACGAGTGTGGTGCATCCATACGACCAACATGAGCAGCGTGCAGATGCAGCAGCCTGTGGTATACAAATACCTTCCAGCGGAGTTCAAGACTGCAAGGAAGACCAAGATAACCAACGTTGCATTTACGCAGAAGAACGGCTTCTCTGACAACACCTTCGTTCTGCCTAACAAAAGCCAGTGTTGGTTCCTGAATCAGTCTCAAGACATCAAGGTCATCGAGGGTGGTGAGGTGGATTTGATCTGGATTGACGAAGAAATCACTGCTGACTGGATCAAGACGCTACGTTACCGAACGGCGACGAGACGAGGTAAGATGATTCTGACCTTTACTCCCATCTCTGGCTACACTTCGGTGGTTAAAGAATACATTGCTGGTGCGATGATTACGAAATGGCTCCCAGCTTCACTGCTCAAAGACTCAATTAACCTTCCTGGTGGTGAACGTGGGATGATGCCGTTCCAAGCTACCTGCCACAATCCGAGTAATCGAGCGATTTGGTTCCATTCTGAACTCAATGTTTACTCTCCATTCTCCGAGATTAAACGAGCGTTACATGGACGAACCAATTACGAGATCAAGATTCGTGCTTATGGTTGGGCAGAGAGTCTTTCTGGATCGCAGTTTCCCAAGTTTGGCAGCTGGAACGTGATTCCAGACGATCAGATACCGACTAAAGGCACTAACTTCATGGCGATGGACCCTGCTGGAGCTAGAAACTGGTTCATGCTCTGGCTCAGAGTCGATGAGTATGGCCGAAAGTTCATTTATCGAGAGTGGCCTGGCATTGATCTAGGTGAATGGGCGATTCCAAGTGATAAATCAGACGGTAAAGCAGGCGCAGCGCAGAGAAACGGTGCTGGTAGAGGCATTAACGACTATAAAGCACTCATCGAAGAGCTAGAAGGCAAGGAAGAGATTGCAGATAGGTTTATTGACCCTAGAGCAGGTGGCACTCAAGCGATTGGAAAAGACGGTGGAACCAGTCTAACTGATCTCCTAGCCGAAGATCCCGACCCAATGTGGTTCACTCCTGCTGCTGGACTCCGAATCGAGGAAGGCGTTAGCATTATTAACAACTGGTTAGCATGGAACAAGGACGAACCCTTGCTTGCCATTTACAATGAGCCTAACCTTTACGTCAGTGAAACGTGCAAAAACATCATTTACTCACTCCGAGAGTGGACGGGCGCAGACGGAGACAAGGGAGCAACTAAAGATCCCGTTGACGTTCTACGCTATCTAGCGGTGATGAATCCGACCCATCAAAACAGTCAAAGCTACCAACCTCAAGGCGAAATAGGCTCATACTAACATGAAGAAATCAAACAGCAGCGACAAACTAGCTTTCTATTCCGAAACGCCAGACGTTCTTGAACTCTCGAAAGAGCTAACACGTTCACTCTACACAACCGCTAACGTAGAAAGGCTTAACGCTGCCGATGACATTCGATTCTGCAGATGGGCTGGACAATCTGACGATGGTAAAAAGCATTCTGAGAACCTGCCTAACAATCGACAAGCGTTTCCATTTGAAGGCGCGTCTGATGTTAGGAATAGACTGGCTGATTCGACTATCAATGAGCTTTCTTGCCTTCTAACGACCTCGTTTGAGCGTTCGCAGTTAGGCGTGCAGGCTACCGAGTTCAATGACATGGCAATGGCAAGTGCTGCCAGCACACTGATGAACTGGATCACGCAGCAAAAGCTACGGGCTGAAATCTCCCGTGAGGTTGAGCTAGGTTCACAGTATGGTCTTCACTACGGCTGGATGATCTATCACGTAGGATGGGATCAAGAGTTCTCCAAACGTCTGCAAAAGATCAGTATGGACGAGATTGCTGCACTTTCACAGCAGGCAGGACCAGAATCAGCACTCTCTCAGCTTCCTGACTTGATTATGAATCCTGAAGCAGCGGACCAAGCCGCACAGTTGATTTCAATGAATCTGCCAGACTTTAAGTTAGGCGACATCAAGAAGTTTGTGAAGCAACTTCGTGAGACTGGTGAAGGTGAAATGTATGAGACTTACATCAGCAAGAATCTACCTTGCGTCACTGCTCTCAAGCCATTTGAAGAGATTGCACTACCACCTGAGACGATGGATCTACAGTCTGCGCGTGTCATCTTTCGTCGCATCTACATGAACGAGGTGGAACTCCGCTCCAAGGTCAAAGAAGAAGACTGGGATGAAGAGTTTATTGATCAGGCAGTCGAGACAGCAGGCAAGCAGTCATGGTATACTAACCCACTGGACACGATCACTGCTCTGGGTGCATCTCCGATCATCCGACAGGACAACCTGATTGAGATTTGCTACGCTTACACTCGTCAAATCGACAAGGACGGCATCGCTGCAATCTATTGCACGGTGTTCTCTCCTCTTGTAGAGCAGGACTTGTATGCCAAACATGAGTTGTTAGACTATGCCCACGGTGAGTATCCGTTTATTGAGTTCAGGCGAGAAGTTGTTCGCCGTCCGATCACCGAAAGCCGAGGGATTCCAGAGCTAACGATCACCGATCAGGACGAAATCAAAGCTCAACACGACTCGATTCGTGACCGAACAGCATTTGAGACGTTGCCACCGATGAAAGTTGTGAAGCGTATTGGGCAGATCAACAAGATTGGTCCAGGCGTTCAGCTTCCTGTCACTCGTCCAGATGACTACTCTTGGTTAGAGTCTCCTAACCGTGCTCCTACGACTGCATTCAACCTGATTGAACGTGTCGAGAATAATCACGCCAACTACTTTGGTCTAAACCGTGCTTCGGTAGTGCCGATCAAGACGCAACTCATGCAACAGCAGTTGGTTAATCGCTGGCTTTGCAGTTGGTCCAAGATCTACAATCAGATGTTCAGTTTGTGCCTGCAATACATGCCACCTGAAGAGATTCAGCGCATTACAGGATTCCAGCTTCCTAGCAACGTGAGCGACATTGCTAGTAGTTTTGACTTCATGGTGCGTTTCAACATCCAGTCTCTGGATAACGACCTTGTTGCGAAGAAGCTACAGGCTATCTCATCGTTTGTCGTTCCTCTCGATTCAGGTGGAGTTCTTAACCGTAACAAGCTCATCCAGATGATCATTGAAGCCGTGGCTCCAGAGTCTGCCCGTGACTTGATCATGGACAACTCAAGCGCATCTGAGAAGATGTTCCGCGAAGTGCAGTCTGACATTGGCATGATGATGTTAGGCAACGAGCCGATGTATAAAGAGAACGACCCTACTGCTGAAACCCGTATGCAATACGTTCAGGACATTATCTCCAAGAATCCAAAAGCGCAGGCAGCAGCACAGCAAGATCCAGTGTTCCAGACTTTGATGCAGAACTATGTGAAGAACATGCAGATGAGCGTAATGCAGCAGCAGAATGCTCAAATTGGACGCACTGGAGTTACTCCAATCGGTGATCAGATGGCACAGCAACAACCACCACAAATGTAATGGAAGAAACCAAAGTCATCGAAGCATTTACGCTCAAACTAGGCACAAAAGTGTTCTGGGATGCGCTATATGCCGTCATACAAAGTGAGCATAACTCCGCACTATCTGGAGTTCTGGATGTGGTCAATAAAGGTGAAGACCGTGCATACTATGCTGGGCAAGTAGCCGCTCTGATTGATCTGCGTGCTATTATTGAGGACTATTCAACACGTTCAGAGACTGAGTTGGAGTTTAGCGACCCTTGACGCTGAATAAAGTGAGTTTAGAATTTGAATGTTCCTGAGTTTCTCAAGCTCTGTTTGTTAGTCTGACCTCTAGACGGTCTTTAAACCTCTTGCTTATGCCTACATCCACCGAAACGGTTAGTGAACCTACCAAAACCACGTTGCCAAGCAAATCGTTAGACACTGAAGGTCTGACTTCCCTGCTTAGACAGACACTCTTCGCTGACCCAGAAGAGCAGCAGACTCAGGCTGGAACTGAGACAGACACCGAAGAAGAGGAATCAGAATCTAGCGAGGAAATCGCAGAGGATGAGACTGAATCAGAGGAATCTGAAACTGAATCTAACGTTGAAGACGATAATGCTGACGAAGCAGACGAGTCTAAAGCTGACGATGAAGATAAACAGGACAAGCAACTTTCCAAAGGAGTCCAAAAGAGGATCGACAAATTAGTCGCTCAGAAGAAGGAAGCCGAGGCAAAGCTAAATGCTCTCACTGAAAAACTAGCCGAAACAGAGACACGTGCTGCCAATCCTGAAAGGGAGATCGTAGCAACTGGCGAAGGACTAAACCCATACTTCAAGCTGCAAAGCGATACTGATGTTCATGCGGAGATCCGAAATGCAAGGCAGGTTAGACGGTGGGCTGAAGAGAATCCTGATGGTGCTGTTGTAGCTGGCAAAGATGGTCAAGAGATTGAATACTCTGCGGAAGACATCCGCAAGATCAAACTCAACGCTGTTGATGCACTCGAAGAACATTTGCCTGCTCAGATGAATTACATTCAAACGCGAAAGCAGTTCGATGTAGAAGCTGAGAAGAATTATCCGTTCTGGAAACAGCGTGCAAGCTCAGAATACCAGTATGCTAATGCTTTGATTCGTGAGTTCCCAGAGATCCAAAAGTTCCCTGATTTCAAACTCTCCATTGGAGATATGATCGAAGGTAAACGGATTCGGGAATCTAAGGTCAAGCCAACATCTGCTATTAAGAAGGCTCCATCAAATCCGAAGCAGACAGCATCTGCACCTGTTCAAACTTCAAAATCAATGAAAGCTCGCTCCACTGAGGAAGCATTCAGGAAAAACCCAAATCAGGACTCACTCAAAGCACTTCTTGCTGAGAGGTTCCTGTAACCTAACAAACTCAATACTATAAAATTATGGCTGCACTATTTGAACGCTCTCAGATCGGTAAACGCGAAGACCTCGCTGACTACATCACTCTCGTTGACGCTAAGGACACTCCTGTAACGTCGATGATTCCAAAAGGTAACAAGCCAGGTAATACCTTGCTTCAGTTCCAAGCTGACAACATGCCAACTGCCGTGAGCACTGGTTCTGTTGATGGCGTGGACGTTTCCGCATACGAAAACCTTAACTCTGGCCGTGCAGTTCTCACCAACTACGTTCAGGTCTTCCAGCGTGCAATTCGCGTTTCGCCTCTTTCGGTGGACGTTTCCATTGTTGCTGGTCTTCGTGACGAACTTGCTGGAATGGTCGCCAAGGGCATCAAAACCCTCAAGCGTGACATGGAATTGACAGTTTGCAGTGATAACGCCGCAGTTGTTGATAATGGCACTGTTGCCTATCAAACAAAGGCTCTTGGTGTTTGGATTGCCAACGCCGCAGGCACAGTTGCACCAATTGCAACCGCTTATCTGACTCCAACCACTAGCATCAACACTACTGCAACCGCTTCGTTTGCCGAAACTGACGCTCAGGGTGTTCTTACCAGCATCTACGGTCAGACTGGACAGATGAAGACCTATGACACCGTTGTTGGTCCAACTCTGAAGCGTGCTTTCAGCAACTTGCTTTACACTGCAACAGCTTCTGGCACTGATGCATATCAGAGCATTCGCACACTTCAGCGTGATGCTTATAGCGACACAATCAGTTCTTCGGTGGATCTGTTTGAAGGTGACTTTGGTTCCCTCCGCTTGCATCCAACTCTGTTCAATCAAAACGCATTCCGTGGTTATGTCCTCGACATGGACCTCCTTGAATTGCGTTATACCAGTCTCCCACAAGTGACAGAACTTCCTGATGCTGGTGGTGGTCCTGCTCGACTCATCAAAGCCGTTGCTGGTCTTGTTTGCAAGAACCCGCTTGGTCTTGGTAAGTTCTCTGCTGCATCCTAATCCATAGAGGCTTAATGCCTCCTGCATCGCGTAACACATCCTCAGCCATTACTTATGATCGAACAAATCCCCGAAGAACTTCACGGAGCAATGCTCAAAGAGTTCAAAACAGGATGGAACTTTCAAAAGGTAATGGCTGAGGCTCAAACGCAAGCAGTCGGACAGGTTAACCAAATCCGTGCAAAGTCGATTGACGGTATTGGTCAGTTGCAAATGCGAGTCAATGCAGACTCGTTCCATTTCTGGGGTCAAAAGCTAGGCTACGACTGCTGGAAAGATAAAGCATTCAGGAAACGCTACATGGAAAAGAACGACTACTGCAAAGTGAATAGCGGTGGCACAAAAGAAATCCATGTTGGTTATGCTGGTTCGCCCTCGACTCGTAATGTAAAATACCGTAAAGTCTTTGCGTGAGAACAACTAACTTTAGCGAGATTCTATACCGAACCGTAACGTTGTGCGGAATGGATCGTTCGACGATTCAAGACTCGACGTTTCGCATGATTCGTGACTTCGCTACTCAGCGTATCTCTGACATCTGGGAACAGGAACCTTGGCCTGATCTTGTCCGTGTCGAAGAGATGGCAGTAACGACAGATGCAGAGTCCGTTGCTTACATCAACATCACAGAAGCTAACGGTGACATTCTGAATGTTTACCAGCTTAATCCTCGCGTGACTGCTAGAGCAGTGAACGTGAGCTACTATCTTGATGACAGCGGTGACTCTTCCCGCATTGTCATGTTAAGTTCTACCAATCCAGTTTGGGTAGAATACCGCTTACCACCAGTGACCTTCTTCGGTGAAGCGTATGACCCTAGCCTTAACTATACCGTAGGAGCACAGATCTACTTCGACACTGGCACGCTTACAGGAAGCTACCAACCCTCTAAGACTTCAGGTGGATCAGGTAACTTCTACACTTGCATTGCTGCTGGCAACTCAGGTGGTAATCCAAGCAATACTCCTGCTCGATGGGAGATTGTCGAAGTCCCGTATTTCACAACTGACTACCTTGTTCGCGCTATCTTTTCAGATTACCTTCGCTCTGAGTCACAGTTTGACTCCGCTGCTAGAGCTGATGAGGAAGCTGAACAATCAAAGATGCTACAAGTTGACCGTGTTCTTCGCTCTGAAGGGCAAGTCAAAACAATGAGAGTCTTCACATACTAAATATGCAAAACAACGTAAATATCGCAGGAGCAGCAGGTGCTTGTCATGGAGTGGATGTTGAAATCTCAACAACCGCAGTCACTGGTAAGTTCTATGCTATTCAGGTTCTAGCTGATGCCGTCTTTTCTGTGTTCACCGAGAACAGCAAGACAGGTGATGCCATGACTGGCTTTACCATTCCAGCCGGAACCACACTCATCAATGGTCTAGGCATCACTGCCTTCACTCTTACATCTGGCAAAGTCCGTGCTTATAAACTTCCAGTGTAGTCTCTGATGATTGCCATCACTCTTTCGCTTAACATTAAGCCAACATCAATCTTCTCGTCTGATGTTACTCCAGGCGTGTTTGATTACCTGCGTCCTGACGGAACCAGCTATTACCTGCGTCCAGACGGCATAAGCTACTTTACCCGACCTTAATTTATGCCAAATCTAACAACATCTTCCGCCGTTGATACTTTCATGACATCGGCCACTAATGCAGCGGCATTAGCTAATCTAGGCGCACTCCCTCTTGCTGGCGGCACTCTCACGGGTGCTTTAACTCTGCCAAACTCAATATTCTCTGGCCTTTCGCTTACTGGTTCACAAGCGACAAACACGATTGACGTTTCAACGACTTGGAACACGACAGGCAA